AAGACGGAGACAGACACAAAACTTGCAGACAAAGCCGACAAGAACAGTGTTTATACGAAGACGGAGACAGACACGAAGCTTGCGAGCAAAGCCGACAAGAACAGTGTTTATACGAAGACGGAGACAGACACAAAACTTGCAGACAAAGCCGACAAGAACAGTGTTTATACGAAGACGGAGACAGACACGAAGCTTGCGAGCAAAGCCGACAAGAACAGTGTTTATACGAAGACGGAGACAGACACGAAGCTTGCGAGCAAAGCCGACAAGAACAGTGTTTATACGAAGACGGAGACAGACACGAAGCTTGCGAGCAAAGCCGACAAGAACAGTGTTTATACGAAGACTGAGACAGACACGAAGCTTGCTAACAAAGCCGACAAGGCTTCGACGCTTGCGGGGTATGGCATCGGGGATGCATATACCAAGAGGAACGTCGACGCATTGCTGGCAGATAAAGCCGACAATAAAGATGTCTACAGGCAGATAGCCGATGTGGATGCAGACAGACGCGCTGCTCCGTTTGGTAAGATTATAAAAGAACAGATAGACACTGAGAAGGCGAGTTACGGCGGCGACATACTTGAAGACCAGATATGCTATTCGACGGTGCTCAGTACATTTGTCTATAAGGAATTTGGCACGACGAAATATTACGCAAACTGGCAGACCAAGAAGCACTACATAGGTGCTGACGGCTATCCTTACCTCGGCAAGCAGTTCTACTGCCACGACGAAGGCAAGATGTATTACTTTGACGGCATGAAGCTGAAAGCGGTGCAGATACCAGCTGTGGTGGCGTTTTCTAAACCATGGGATGCGGACATTGACATTACGATGGGCAGTGTGGCAGATGAAAGAGAATATCCGGAATATGAGGTTGTTTTCAGCAGGGTACATAACCGATTTGTGTATAAGGCTGATGATGGTAAATTCTATGCCAACTGGTCGACAAGATACCTGTATGTTGACCAGACGAGTGGAATTGATGGAGATGGACCAAGAACAGACGTATTGTATTATGAGCTTAGTTATGGGAATTTATATATGTATGATTACGAGACGAGCGGTACATTGAAGCTTATCAACGAAGACTTGACGGGCTTTCTCAAAAAGAATGACCATGCTCTGACGGAATTTATCACGGCAGGACGGGAAGCAACAGTGGTTGACTATACGAGCATCTTTAAAGGGGCTGCCGGTGAAATAAGCAAGATGCACTGGATGTATTTCATCCATATACAACAGAAGGTTGTCGGAATCATGGACGTCCAGGTGTCATACGCAGGCAGCCCCTCACATATTCGCATAACCGAAAGGCTAAGAACACGCGCTTTGTTGTCTAAAGACAAGAAGTCGATAGACTGGCAGCCGATAGGAGTGTGGAATGAAGACCATGAATATACAAGATTCATACTTTCGTACGACGACATGTCGAAAGAGATAAGTGCAGGGGAGTGGACAGCGTGGTATGAGGAGCCGAAACTGACGATTGCGGAAAAGAAGAAGATAGGCAATACGTACACTAAGGCGGAAGTAGACAGCCGTATTACCAACATAGAACGGTGCACCGCCACTGCCGACGAAGACATAGACATTGTAGCAGGCAGGACTTATGTAATATGGGCGCAGCGTACACCTTCAGGCGGCTCTATGAACTTCATTAGAGACGTGAAAGCCGTTACGACTGTCATTCTGAAGAAAGCTGAAGGTCTTATCAAAATGAAGGTTGGTGGTGCGACGGTGTCCCGCGGTATTCCGACAGCAGCCGGCGATTACAAGCTTGAACTTTACACTTATGGCGACGGTTATATGCACCTTGTCTGGACGAAGCTGGAGGCGTTCGTTTAACGGGAATGTGTTTTTGTTTTATATATAAGTTTTAAGTTTAAGTTTTATGTGTTTTCATAGTATTTAAGGTTTATAATTATTGACTTGTTTAGAATTCGGAGCTGCCTTTTCTGTGAAGAAAGGGCAGTTTTTATTGTATTTTCAGAAGCCGTCGTGCCGGTGTATCTTTGTATTAAAAAAGAAAGAACGATGTTTATTTATGCCATTCAACACCTATTTCAGAAAATAGTCAGCCTGGCGCATTGCGTGCAGGGGTGGGCTGCAGCCCTTCTGTTTTTCTTAGCTGACTATTTTGCCGGGCACCAGTTTACTGTGTTTTTTGTATTGTCGATGACGTTGATGGATGCTTGCTGGGGTATCGCCGTCAGTGTCCATCGCGGACAGTTCACCCTTTCAGAGTTGGCACGTCTGACGATAGCCAAGTTAGCCGTGTACGGCTGTGCTCTATTTTTCTTTGTCAGTCTTGACAGGGTCGCCGATACCGTCTTTAGCACGTCGATAGTAGGTGCAGCCATTGCTGCCGTAGAATTTTGGTCGAGTTGCGGGTCGATGCTGATATTGTTTCCAAATTTTCTGTTCCTTCGTTTGCTTCGCAAAGCCCTCACCGGCGAGATAGCATCGAAGTTGAATATAAGCGAAGAAGAAGTGAAAGACATACTTAAAGATAAATAATGATGCAGATATCAAGAAACATACTTCTAAGCATTGCGCCGACATACAGGAAAGACCGCATCGACGAAGACGTAAAGGTATTCAACGAATGGGCAGGCAAGTTTGGCATAACCACACCTAAGCGCATGGCTTACTTCTTGGGACAGTGCGCCCATGAGAGCGGCGGTTTCATTTATGTAGAGGAGATTGCCAGTGGCAAGGCGTACGAGTTTAGAAAAGACTTGGGTAACGTCCACGCTGGCGACGGCGTGAGATATAAAGGCAGAGGGTACATACAAATTACAGGCAAGGCAAACTACCGTGCCTATCAGCAAAGTGGTTTCTGTGTCGGCAATCTACTGGAGCATCCTGAATGGCTGTGCAACAGTCCTGGCAGGGTGAAAGCGTCGATGTGGTACTGGTATAAAAAAGGCTTGAACGCCTATGCTGACAGGGACGATTTCCTCAAGATAACGAAGATTGTCAACGGCGGTTACAACGGTCTGGAGAGCCGACGAATGTACACCGAGAGAGCAATGAAAGTTCTGAAAGTAAAATAATGTACACCGAGAGAGCAATGAAAGTGCTGAAAGTAAAATAATATAGAAAAGATGAAAGAAAGAATTATAAACATGATGAGTCTGGCAGGCATAGCCCTGCTGTATATGGCAGTGATAGCAGGCTGCCTTCTGACAATGACAGGCTGCACAACGGTGAAGGAAGTGGTGAAGAACGATACCATAATACACACTGAATACGTCAGCCGTATCGACAGTGTTTATCTGAAAGACAGTATCTATCTCCACGACAGCGTTTTTGTCGAAGTGAAAGGCGACACAACGCTTATTGAAAAGTGGCACATGAAGTATGTCGACAAATGGCGCGACAGGCTGCTGCGCGACACCTGCTTTGTTCGCGACACAGTGAAGATGAGGGAGATAGTTAAAGAGCCTGCAAAAACAAAGAAAGGAAACAGTATATGGAAGGCAACGAAAGGTGTGCTTTCTGTTGTCGGCTTGTTTACAATAATATCTGCAATAGCAGGAGTAATACTTGTAAAAAGGAAAATTTAGGTTTTATGGTTTATTATTCTAATTTATTATTTTTTCGTGCGGCAGTTTGTCGTGAGATAAGCTGCCGTTTTTAAAAAAAGATATGTATATATATATAATGTATAAAGAGACATGGCAAACAACGAGAGATTTACTGCGACCATCGAAGTGAACGCCAAGCAGGCACACAGTGAGCTGAACAGGCTAACCAGCGAGTATAATTCGAAGATGGCGCGTCTGAAGGCACTAAGTACGCAGCGGAGCAAAGAAGCCCGTCTGGAGACCCAGCAGCTGCGTAAGGAGACGAAAGACCTGAGCCGTCAGATACGTGAACAGAAGAAATACGTCGACGGTCTCGACCGTGCTGTCGGCGGTCTTGCCGGCAAGAGTTACAAAGACCTGAAGAACGAAATCAAGCAAGTGCAGCGCATCATGCGCGACGGTACCGTAGAGAAAGGATCGAAAGAATGGAACGACCTTGCTCAGCACGTTCGCCGTTGCAAGAATGAGATGAAAGAGTATGAGAGAGCCGTTGCTCCAACTACCAGCATGTGGGGCAAGATGACTGGCTTTCTGAATCAGAACTTTGGTGCTTTCGTTCAAATCATCGGAGCCGTCAGCGGCTTGTCGATGACGATAAGGAAGTCAGTTCAAGACTATGCTCAGATGGAAGAAGCGATGGCAGACACCCGAAAGTACACAGGCTTGTCGATGGAAGGTGTCCGCGAGCTGAACGATGAGCTGAAGAATATGGACACGCGTACGGCACGTGAGGAACTGAATGCCCTTGCCGGTGCAGCCGGTCGCTTAGGCATTACGTCGAAAGAAGGCTTGCTTGAATTCGTCGATGCAGCCGACAAGATAAAGATAGCCTTAGGCGACGACTTAGGCGAGAATGCTGTCGACCAGATAGGCAAGCTGGCAATGGCTTTTGGCGAAGATGACCGGCTTGGGCTTCGCGGCGCTATGCTTGCCACCGGCTCCGCCGTGAACGAGTTGGCTCAAAACAGTGCAGCCAATGCCGGCTACCTTGTAGAATTTACCGCCCGTGTTGCAGGCGTCGGCAAACAGTTGGGTCTGACGCAGGCACAGATAATGGGCTTCGGCGCCGTGATGGATGAAAACCTGCTGAAAGACGAGATGTCGAGCACCGCCTTCAGTCAGTTGATAACAAAGATGGCAACTAACGCGGAAAAGTTTGCCAAGTTTGCCGGCATGGAGACAAGCAAGTTTGTGAAGTTAGTGAAAGAAGACCTTAACGGTGCTATTCTTGCCCTTGCCGACAACATGAAGAAACAAGATCCGTCGACCATGCTCAAGATGTTCGGGGACATGGGACTTGACGGCACGCGTGCCGTAGGAGTTCTTTCCAACATGGCAGACAAGATAGACGACGTTAGGAGGCACCAGCAGACCGCCACCGAAGCCTATAAGGAAGGTACGAGCGTCATCTCCGAATTTAACGTGATGAACAATACCGCTCAGGCACAACTGGACAAAGCCAAGAACAAGTTTCATGAGATGAGTGTCGAGTTAGGCGAGAGACTGAAGCCCGTAGTCGCCTATACCATTACCAGTGCCAGCCTGCTTATGAAGGCACTGAGTGTTCTGACGACATTCGTGTTTCAGAACAAGAATGCCATAGTAGCCTTGAGTGCCGCTATAGCTATTAACACAGCCATATATAAGGCACACGCCATACAGGTAACCGTAGTGAGCAAGTTGGAGGCAGCCAACACCCTGCTGCTTCGCGGGAAGACGCTGCTGCTAAACACGCTTAAGGCAGCCTACATAGCATACAACATAGTGATTGCTGCCGTTAGCGGCAACTATCAGCGTCTGAACGTGCTTATGCGTGACAACAACATCCTCGTCAAGACCAACCCATGGGGTGCCTTAGCAACCGTCCTGCTCACTGTAGTAGCCGCGACATATACCGCTATTTCGGCAATAAGCAAACACAACGCAGCACTGAGGGAAAATCAGTTTGAAACTAAGAAACTCCGTGCCTTGCAGAAACTTCAGGCTGATATTAACAAGCAAGTCAGCGACAGCACGTCGGAGCAGAAGACTCGAATAGAGCAGTTGACTCGCATCATACGCAGCAATGTCTACAGCGTGAACGAGCGCCGTGCTGCCGTCAGAGCGCTTCAGAAGATAGTGCCAAACTACCACGCATCAATAAGAAAGGAAGGCAAACTGTACGAAGAGAACTCGAAAGCAATTCAGGACTATGTTACCGACCTCGAGACAGCAGCCTATGCAGAAGTGCTGTACCAGAAGAAAGTAGAGATAAACAAAAAGAAACTTGAACTGCAGTTCAAGAAAAACAGGGTGCAAGGCTCGTTGAATGCCGTAGAAGCCTATCGAGGCACACAGGCACAGACGGAGAATTACGAATGGGTAGACCAAGACGGCAGGGTCCACAGTGGTACTCGCAAGACAAAATCAGCAAAAGAGAGCGACCGTCAGCAGAAGATACACGAGGGCAGGATGGCAAATCTTGACAAGCAGGAAGCCCTGCTCGACTCGGAAGAAAAGTTCGTGGACGAACAGATAAAGAAAGACAAAAGAATACAGCAGCGCATTAACGACAAGATAAAAGGCAACAACACGCAGACCATTAGTACAACGCCATCAGGTGGAGGTGGTGGAGGAGGGTCTGAGACCGAAGCCGACCGGAAGAAACGCGAGACAGAAGAAAAGAAACGTGAAGCCGAAGAAAAGAGACGTGAGGCAGAGGCGAAGAGGAAACTGAAAGAGCGAGCCGACGCCGCCAAAGCCATGTATGACAGTGAAATAGCCGAAGAGATGTATTCGTACATGAAAGGTGAAATCGGCTATGACGATTATCTGAAGAACAAGCATGACAAGGCAGAGAGATACTATAATCAACTAAAAAAGATATACGGTGCCGACAGCGACGAATATAAAAAAGTGCTTGACGACCGTGCCAAAGAGGAACAAGACTACGAGCGAGATAAAGCGGCGTGGACGGACAAGAAGCTGACGCAGGAACGGTTGGAGAAAGAACGTTCGATAAGGCTGCAATACATGCAGCAGAACGTCAGAGATGACGAAGGTTTGAACGAGGCACTGTTCCAGAACGAAATAGACTATCTGCGCAAGAAACAGACCCTTTATGAAAAAGACCCGAAGAAATGGGAAGAAATAGAGATGGAGATAAGGCAGAAGACCGACGAGGAAAAATTCAGGAAGGAACAGCACTATCTCGATATGCTGTCGAAACTCCGCGAGGAAGCCGGACATAAAGACTACGACTCCCTGCTTGAAATGGAACTAAAAGGAATAGAATCCATCTACGAGATGCTGAAAGCCTCCGGACAAATGACGCAGGCGGAGTATGACGCCATCGTTCAGTCTATCAAGAAGAAGTATGCTGGTCTGAAAGCCGATGCGAAAGCAAGTGCCGACGTAGCCGAGAGTGCATCAAAAGCCCTTGATACAGCCAAGAAGAATGCAGGTGCAAAAGACGTCGGTACAGGAGATGACCTGTTTACAGGCATAGGCAGCATAGCACAGTCCTTAGAGCAGCAGAAGAAAGTCAACGAAGAACTGAAAAGGCTCTACGGCGAAGACTACGAAAACAACAAAGTATATCAGGAAGCCAAGAGACAACTTGACAGAGAGACATTTGGGAACATTGTTGCCAATGCAGAGGCAGCATATAGTACAATCAGCACCTTCATGTCGGCAGCCAGTAGCTATGCTCAGGCATGCAGCGACCTTGAAGTAGCAAAGATAACCGCCAACTACGACAAGCAAATAGAGGCAGCCGGCAAAAACAGCAAGAAGAAAGAACGTCTGGAAAAAGAGCGCGACGAAGCAATCAAGAAAGAAAAGACCAAATCGAGCAAGAGAGCGATGAAAATAGAAATGGCACAGGCAGTAGCCTCGTCAGCCATGAACGCCCTGCACGCCTTTGGTGCCGTTCTGCAACCATCGATGCCATGGACTGTTCCACTTGCCTATGCTGCAGCAGGAGCCGCCCTTGCAGCCGGCGCCATACAGATAGCCACCATTAAGAAACAGCACGAAGCAGAAATGATGGGTTACTACGAAGGTGGTTTTACAGGAGGTCGACGTTACAGGAAAGAAGCCGGCGTAGTGCATGAAGGCGAGTTTGTCGCCAATCATGAAGCCGTGAACAACAGACAACTGGCGCCTGTCCTATCGCTTATAGACGAAGCACAGAGGAACAACCGCGTCGGCTCGCTCAGGGCAGAAGATGTCAGGAATATCATGGGCGGAGCACCGACATTGAGGATGGTGACTCCTGTAGTGAACGTTGAGAGCAATAACGAAGACCTGCGCGAAACGCTGAGTCTCGTAGCCGACACCCAGCGCCAGTTGGCAGAAGAAATACAGAAAGGCATCGGTGTTGATATACCTATAGACGGCGACAACGGCATGTATAAAAAACTAAGACAATATGAATCACTGATTAAAAGCAAGTAGCAACGATGGTAGAGATATACATAAACGACAAGCAGGTGTTTCCGGCAGAAAAACAGTCAATTAAACTGACCCGCGAGAATCCGTACTTTACGAACTCCGACAGTTATACCCTCGACGTAACACTGCCGATGAGCGTAGCAAGCAACCGTGAAGTTTTTGAAAACCGAAACTTCTTTATACGTACAAAGACCTTTAGCAAGATGAAAGCCAGGCTCGTTGTCAATAATGTCGTGCTACTGGACGGCAGTGCGAAAATAACCCATGTAACTGAAGACGATGTGAAAGTGCAGTTGCTTGGAGGCAATTCAGAATTGAACTTCCTTAGCGAAGATGAAGGCTACTTCATCGACGAGATGGAACTGGGCGAGATTATAATGGAAGACGTAGAAGAAGAAAACGAAGGCAGAGACACCACAGGACAGATTCACGGCGACGACTTCGCCGGAGGAAGAAACACTTTTACACGAAAGAGAGACACAGGCATTACCGACACAGGCGTCAGATGCAAGGATTCATACGTCTACAACGAGACGGCAGGAACAAAATACATCTGTCATCAATATGCCCTTGTAGACATCTTCATACAAATGTTCAAGACATTAGGTTTCGACGTTGAAGAATGCAGCATCGACGAGCCATTTAAAAACATCTACGTCGCCAGCTCTAAAGCCACACGCAAGGTTGCACACGTGTTGCCACACTGGACAATAAAGACATTCATAGAAGAATTTGGGAAATTCTTTAACACCACCGTCATCATAGACCAGGAATATAAAAAAGTATATATAAAGGACAATCAAACGTTCTTTAAGAAAGAAAAGTTTACGGAGTTGGATATTGCTGACGACTATCAGGCAGAGATGCAAGATAGCAACAGTCGCGGCGCTCTGGCTTCGGACAACCTGCGCTATGACCTGTCGAACAGCGAGCATCACGACTACGATGTCATACCCGACAACGTCAGAGACAATGCCCCTACGGACACCTACGCCACGAGAGCAGCCGTAGAAGCAGCCTACAATGCAGCAAGCGCTGACGATAAGACAAAGAAGATATACGCTTGTCCTGACGGACTATATACAGGCTGGCTTCACGACTACAGCGACGTCGGTGGGAGCGAGGAGAAACTTCTGCTGACACAGATAGACGTTTTTGGTCCTCTTTTCAGAGACAAAGAGAAAGGCAAAACAACAGACTTGAAAATATGTCCTGTAGCAATGGGCGAGGTCGAAACAGCAACAGACTATAAAATAGGCTCTGAGGAATGGCAAGTAATATGGCGTGGGCATCTGCCTTCTCTCGAGAATCCGACAGGCAATGAATATAACGTAAATGGAAGATTTACAGGCGGTGGTAGACAAGATGAAGAATACATACCAACAATCCAGGAATACGTTGCCGGAGAATCAGAGATAAACAAAGAAGAAAAGGAAGACCGTTTGCAGGTGATGTTTATAGACGATATAGAACAACCCTATTTTACAGAAAACACCCGAACAGGAGAAAAAAGCGAGGGCAAAATGATAGCAGGCTTTACCGACTGGCAATATAAAAAAAACCACAAAGGAGCATTGCACAACGCATGGTCGCTGGCTATGAAGCAAACCAACGCAGCGCATATAGGGAGCCTGCACGACAACGGCTTTAAGTTTGACGTCGGCGCCCGTGTATGCGTTAAATTTGTCAGCAACCTTATTCCAAACGTAACAGGAGTGTTCTTTATTAAGGGCAAGTTATTCGGTTGCGAAAAGATAGAAGCCACTATCGAGGCAAAAGGGATGCAACGAGTAATGACCGGATATTTCTACGAAATGCTGCCTTAGCATCAGAATATTCCTTTGTAGGCAATAATAGCAGGGTTAGCCTTCTTTATGTCCATCGGAGTATAAGTGTTCGTTATCAGCAACGAAGAATGCCTTGCCTGGTCTCTGACGGAAATAGGGTCGGTGTTGCTTCGCAGCATGTTCGTTATTCCCGTATCCTTCAGACTGTAGAATTTGTATTCAGCAGGAAGTTTTAAAGACTTTCGTACATGATTGTTCCAGAAATCACGAAATTGTTTTGAGTCCCGATATTCAGTGCCAGGACGAAACTTGTTAGAAAATAAATAATATTGTCCCGGATAATCGAAAACATTTAATTCAATCATTAACTTAACGATATTGTCTGGCAAAGTTACTACCGCATCGTGCCGGTTCTTCGTCTGTTCTCCATGAAGGACCAAAGTTTTCTTTGCCAACTGAAAGTCAGATATACGTATTAACGACATTTCGTGTGGGCGGACAAACATGTAGTGAAGAATGTAGCAAGCCAACAAGAAATGCTTGTTATGCTGCTCCAAATAATTTCGGACAGCAACAAGGTATTTGTCCGGAATTACAGTTCGATTTTTTGATGTGGTGCGCTTGATGGACTGCAAGCCTTCAGTCGGATCGTCATGGATGTATCGTCTCGCCTTCATCCACGAAAAGAAAGTACGCAACCAGGCAAGATAGTTATTATATGTTTGTACAGAGTTGTTTCGCTCGATGAGAATGTAATCAAGAAACTTCGATAGAGCAAATTCGTCGAACTGATAAGCATAATACACCCTGAGATCTTGCAATCCCCTCCATTCCTCAAGGACTTTTAATCGAGATAAATAGTCGCGCATTGTTTCTTCACGAAATGCTGTATCGCTGTGCAGTTTTAGCACATAACGCCGATATGTCGTACAGACATCCTCCCACGTGGTAAACTGGCTATTTGCTTTTATTTGAACAAAAGGGTTCCAGCCTCGAGTGAGCTTTAGCGTAAGCTCATCAATGAGCGACTTTGCATAAGCGTTCCTTTTGCGCTGATTCTTGATATGGTCGAGCATGATTTTCTTTCTCCGCATCTTTGCAGAAGATGGATCGATAGAATAGAAGTCGATGTAATTCTCTTTTCCTTTGTGGTAGACTGGCGGAGTCCAGTTTCGACTCAAGTCTAAATAGATTTCCGAAGTTTTAACAAAATTTTTTTTATCCATTGCATTTATTTTTTTTGCAACGGATGACTTATACAAGATTTCGTCCGAATTTCGTCCGACCAAATTCTAAATGTAAAGCAAAAACCGCCAATAATAGACGGTTTTGATAATTTTTCGTCGGGATTACTGGAGAATAGGACAAAAAAGATGTACATTAGACTGGGCTTTATTCTAAGACGATTGATGTTCAATACCGGATGTTTTGAACATGTTGCGTCCGAATTTTGTCCGAGTGCATCTTTCTTTGTATGTGTCATCGTTGCTGTGGGTTTATATTGTTTTATTACAAAATTTTTGACACAACATCTTTTGATTTTTAGATTTTTATTCTAATAATTGATGTCGATAAGATGATATTGGTGTGTTGTTCAAGGGGAATACACACCTATTCTTTCGTTACTTCTTGCGCCTGTTCATAGGCAAGTTCATTGCGTGTGTAGCGAGCAACAGGTTTATTTTTTGTTATGCTTTTTGTCGGTGGGCGTTTCTTTCTGTTGTCTGGCACTCTCTATCTTGTTTACCATAGAGACGAGTCCTGACATGATTTCGTCGCGCTGCTTGAAATTCTCTGCGAGCAGTCTGCAGAGTTCAATAAGCTTGTCTATTGCTTTCGACTCGCTGTCTTTGTCAGTGCCGCGCAGCAGCCATTCTGCGTCGATTTCGGGGAATGCTTTTACAATTTTCAACAGTGTTTCTTCTCTGAGATTTGAAGAACTTGCCCAGCAGCCGTTGGACAATCCTGCTTTTATTTCAAAAGCGGAAACATTCAATTTTTTGTTTTTTCTAAACTCGTTGATTCTGTCTTTTATTTCCATAATAAGCGTTATATTTAGAAGAGTTTCACGCATTGAGTAAAGTTCCGCGCATACTACTAAGGAACAACGACGAGCAAAGCAGCTTCCCAATTCATCGTTCCATCAATATTTTTATTGTACGTTCCTTTTCGTCCAGCAACTTCTCCAACAAAGTAACTCGCTCTTGCAGCACGGCTGTATTGTCCCCCATCGTTACATTGCCAGCAACATTGTTGTTACCGGCAACAGCTATAACATTGCCTGTTGCAATAGCATTTTGTTCCTTATCTTCACCATAGAGAGACGATATAGACACATTTAACACCTTCGCTATACGCTCTACCAAGCCAGTCTTTATATCCGATGCTGACAACATTTGATTGAGCGATTGATGCGACATGCCAAGTTGTTTCGCAATTTCAGATTGCGAAACCTTATACTTTGCAAGTATTTCTTTTAGTCGTTCACCAGTCATTGCAATACTTTTAATGTTAATTATTCTTAATATGTTGAATTTCTGCAATCTTTTTATTGCAGTTTCAATGTTTTTATTTATCTTTGCATCGTATTTAAGCCTCGTTGCTATGCAACTAACTTGTTTTAAAGTTGCAAATGTAAACATTTTTTAATTAAATAAACGAAAGAAAATGGCAAAATCTGAATTTCGCGTAGTTAGAGAAACGCAAGTTAACACTCCCGAAAGCCTTTTGACGGTTGAAAAGGGGGGAACGGTAAGAGTATCGTGCAAGGACTTCTCGCCTTACAGCACGGTAAAGAGCGCTGCCACACGCCTTAACCAGCGTGCTGGCTGTGTTGAGTTTGAGATAACCACACCCGACAACGGTGCAACTATCATCATCAAAAGAAACTAATCATGAAAGAATCAAGACAGAAAGAATAAGGAAATATGGACAAGAAAACAAAAGAACATGCTGCCAGTGTTCTGAAAGAAATCAAGGCAGAAGTCAATGACGAAGTAATAAAGGACTACAGGATACCGGACCTGTGCAACATGGAGACGGTAAGGGTAATGGGCTTTTCTGTCATTCTGACGCTGAGCACCAAGTTTGACTACACAAGTAAAAATCTTGAAGATTGGTGCAAGCGTCTCGACGCTGACGATTATTTTATCAGTGTGAATCGTAACCGTCTTCAAGTTAGGTTTAACATCTTGTTTTGAGAAAAGAAGGTTATGAAATAGACGGAGTACACATTGACGAAATAAGGATGTAATTATGGACTTGAGCATAAACGAACGGGTGTTTGTTATAGAGCCGAGAAAGCGTGGGGAAGGAATCCTCCATCGAGGAAAAGTCGCAGATATCTTTGATGTCGACTTGCATACGACGGCAGTCGAAATTGCTTTTGATGAGCCCGACGCTTCTGGGAACATGGGAATAACGATTGTAAACCCTACAGAAAGACGAATAAAAAAAACTATAGAAACATGAAAAAGAAACTGAAAGATGCAGCCACTATAGGATGTGTCGACGCGAGGCGAGATGTAATGCTTTTGTTCGACAAAGGAGAAGTGTACTTCGGCAAAACCGATGGCGCTGTCGACAAAGACGGCGAGTTAACACTGAGAGTTGCGGGGAAAGGAGATGTGAATTTGCCTGTATGCCGTCTATCCGGCTGGCAGTATTATTCCCCTAAAAAGAAGCGAATCTACATCAGTGGAAAAATGGGCGAGTCAACGCTGAGTGATTGCACAAAAAAGAAATTCCGCAAGGCTGAAGAATTATTAGAAAAATTTGGATACGATGTCTTTAACCCTGCATGTGAGGAATGGCAATATGTGTTAAGTCAGCAGGCTGAGAGCGCAGGATTAAGTGGGAGAGCCAAATACGAAATGTGCCTGTTTCTTGACATCAGAGAACTGAAAAAGCGTGATGCAATATACATGCTGGAAGACTGGGCTTCGTCGCCTGGCGCAATAGCTGAACTTTCTTACGCATTGGCGACGGGAAAAGAAATAATGTTAGAAAGCGACATCAGAAAACTAATTACGATATGAAGTATCATATTACGGGCGAGTCGCGTCTATCCGGAGAGCGTGTGGTATTGTCTTTACCCATGAGTAAGACTGCAGCCGAAAGCATTCTGAAGAGACTAAAGGTAAGCAAAACATCAGCCTACATTAAATACAAGACAGAACCGGCAACGGAACAACTTAAAATATTTAGCAATGAAGATAGCAGATTTCGAGAGAGCGATTAAAAAATTAGACGTTGATGTACACATTGACGAAATAAGTCTATGCAAAGGACAAGTGAAGGAACTGTATGCCCATACGAATCGACGATATTTAAAATATACAGGCTTAGGAACATGCTACAGTTTGCCATCGACGGCGCATAACAGCACCGAAGAATACAAGATGTCCCGACAAATATTCCGGCTGTCGAGCCACCATGAGCGAGTTCCGCAACTTGACCTGCGATTTTAAGTATTTTGCCATGCCGGTATTAAAGTCATATTTTTGCAAAAACAAAACACAATGGGGTACATCCAAGAAAATATCATCGAAAAACTGATTTCTCTCAACATTCAGGACGTTGTCGCCGACTACGTAGAGTTGCAGAAATCAGGTGTAAACTACAGGGGGTTATGTCCTTTCCATGATGACAAGAATCCGAGTTTTTACGTGTCGCCGTCGAAAAATATATGCCATTGTTTTGTATGTGGAAAAGGAGGCAACCCGATTTCTTTCGTTATGGAGAAAGAAGGAGTCTCCTTTCCTGAAGCGTGCAAAATCTTAGGCAACCGCTACCATATAAAAGTAGAGGAAGAAGAAGATCACACGCCATCGGCAGAAGAACTGGCAGCACAGCGCAAGAAAGAAAGTGCTTACATCATCTACGAGCATGTTCAGCGCCATTTCGTCGACTGCCTTCACGCTGACACACCAGAAGCAAAGGCAGCCTATGGCTACGCTGTTGCCCGATGGGGTGAGGAAGAAGTTGAAGAGCGCGGTATCGGCTATGCACCGAAAGAATGGCAAGACATTATTTCCTTTGCCAAGAAGACCGGTCTTAGCATAGAGCTTATGAAAGAACTTCGTCTTATCAGCACCAGTGAGCGTGGCAACGATTACGGTTTTTACAATGACCGGCTGATGATACCTATAAGGGACAAATACGGCAGAGTCATCAGTTATACTGCACGGACGATGGACGAGCATAAAGAAAAAGGCTCCAAGTACATGAACGGTGCCGATAGTTTCTTCTATAATAAGGGTAATCATCTGTTCGGACTTGACACTGCACAGAAAGAAGGCGCCCGTCAGGAACTATTCTATGTCGTAGAAGGTGCACCTGACGTTATCAAGATGCAAGAGATAGGCGCCACGAATACCATTGCTCCACTCGGTACAGCCTTCACACAAGAACAGCTGCAGCTGTTGAAACGCTATCACTGCCAGCTATGCTTCATTCCAGACCAAGACGTGCCAGGCATTGAGGCTGCAAAAAAGAACGGCAGGCTTGCAATGGAAGCCGGCTTCCGTGTCTGTGTCAAAGAAATACCTCCGAGAGTAGATGAAGACGGCAACGAGCACAAACAAGATGCAGACAGTTTCTTTGGCAATAAAAGCCAGATAGATGAAATCAAAAGCGAAGATTTCGTTATTTGGCTTGCCAGGCATATCTATAACGAAGACCAGACCGACACAGCCAAGAGCGACAGTGTAAGGGAAATTTGCCAGGTATTGCTGTTAGAACGAGACGAGTTTACCCGAAACAGTTTGCTCGACGCTCTCTCCGGACTGTATGGACATAAGAACCTGTGGAAGAATGCCCTCAATGACGCCAAGCGTATAAGAGAGGAGGAAAAAGCGAAAAAGAGTTCTCGCCGCAGCGGAATAGACCTTCGCATGTACGGTTTTTATGAGGAAAAGAACTGCTACTGGAGCAATGACGAAGGCAACGAAAAGCAATGGAGCAACTTCAAGATGCGTCCTTTGTTTCATGTTATGGGCGTCGACGACTCTAAGCGTCTCTATGAGATAACGAACGTAGACGGAGTAACGCGTGTTCTTGAACTGAAAGCAGAAGAACTTGTTTCGCTGCCGAAATTCATGGTTAAGGTTGAATCGGTAGGTAACTTCCTTTGGCTTGCCAACGTAGAAGAGCTGAAGAAGTTGAAAAAATATTTGTTCAGCAATACAGGTACAGCCATCCGCATACGTCAGTACGGCTGGCAAAAGCGTGGTTTCTGGGCTTTTGGCAACGGGTGCATATACGATGACGAATGGTACCCTGCAGACAATATGGGAATAGTCCATCTAAACGATGTAGACAAGAAGCTCGACAATTACTATCTTCAGGGTGCAAGTGAAGTCTACGCCGAAGATACGAGTTACTTTTCCTTTGAAAGAAAATTCATAATGCCAGAAGGACACAGCAGCATTACATTACCTGCTTTTGCCGGCATGATGTCAGACGTGTTTGGCGACAACGCGAAAATAGGACTATGCTATTTGTTCGCATCGATGTTCCGCGACATCATTACATCGTACACAACAAACTTCCCGTTGTTAAACCTGTTCGGACCTAAAGGAAGCGGAAAAAGTCAGTTAGGAATTACGTTGATGCATTTTTTTACAATAGATGACGATCCTATAAACTTAAAAAACACCACACCTCCCGGACTGTCTCAAATTCTTGCTCAGACATGTAACGCGCTGGTGCACCTCGACGAGTATAAAAACACCCTTGATCCGAGATATGTAGAAATAATAAAAGGAGCCTACGACGGTGTCGGACGTTCGAGGCTCGACATGGACAGGGGTAAACAGGTGGAAAAGACACCCGTAGACTGTGGTGTCATTGTCGGCGGACAGGAGATGCCGACACTCGACATAGCAATGTTCTCGAGGATGATCTATCTGACTTTCGACACCACAGTACATGACAGAGAAGCAAAAGACAAATACAACCACCTCGTAAATATAAGGAAACTTGGCTTGCAGCATCTGACGCAGCAGATACTAAGCCACAGGAAAGCATTTGAAAGCACCTTCTATGAAACTTACAATGAAGTAACAAACGAAGTTTACGATATAATAGAAAACATACAGGTAGAAGATCGTCTCTGGCGCAACTGGGTCATTCTGCTTTCGACATACAAGGCGCTCCATGAGCGACTATGTATGCCCTGGACATACGATGAAATAAAGCAAATTTGCATAGAAGGAATTAAACGGCAAAATTCAGAAGTTATATCTAACAACGAGCTTGGCAACCTTTGGAATGCAATGACATACCTATACGAAGAAGGTATGATCTACGCCGAAAGTGATTTCAAGGTGAAATACGTCAAGACCCTGAAGACCGACCGAACAGAGCGCGAATACAAAACGCTCACGCCCGTTCTTATGCTCCGCCTTAACCACTTCATCGGACAGTATAAGCGAGTGGCAAAGCAACAAGGCGACACCGTCATGTCCAAAGACTCAATTCGCTATTACCTCACGACCAGCGGGGCATATCTGGGAATGAAAAACAGTGAGCGATGGAAAGTATATCAGAACGGTGTACCTCTAACAGAAGTAAGGCAGGATGGCAAAGCCGTAGAACTATGTAAGTTTGACCGGTGCATGTGCTTTGACTATGCGACGCTGCATGACAAATTTGACTTGAACTTGGAATCGGTATCAGAAGAACATGCTGAAATGATAGAGAACGGCGAGGATGCAGCCGAAAAGCAATATTTCAAAGAGAAAAGAGAGCCATCTCTTTTCAAAACGGGCGGCGATGCACCTTACTAAGGTGCTTGGAGTGGATTGGACCCAGAGAGGCAGGCGAAAGAGTCTGCCTCTTTTTTTTTACATAAAATGAGCAACCTTTCTGCCTCCCTTTGTCGCGCACGCGCGCGCGAATAATATTTTGCACACACATGCACACAAAAGCACACAAACGCGTAATGTGTTTAAAATCAAACACTTAGCGCAAATAATACGCTCTAAATTTTTGCACACAAACTGCACACACATGCACACATTTTGCACACAAAGGATCGTTTTGCACACAAAAAACACGTTTTGCACACAAGTTTTTTATTTTGCACACAATCATAAATATAGATAAGTATCTGATAAACAGGAAGATAAGAATTTGTGTGCATTTGTGTGCAGTGTGTGCAGGATTTTGTATATACATGTGACTATTTTTTTTATAAAGTCTATTTTATTTTAGAATTTTCCGTATATTTGCATAACTAAACGTTTTTAACATGAGCAATATCCTTATTTACGTCAAATTGCCGTTATACGAGTTGGAATGGTGTCAGCACCATTTTGGTAGTCCGGCGGTTTTTCCGAGTTCGACAAATCTGAACAACGTCATTCGACATTTCAGTCGCCGACGCCCTGAGGGTGTCGCCCCTGAAACCAAACAACCAGGCGAACTTGCTATCTGCTTAATGGGCAGCAAAAGTAAGAAGCCTGAGGTATATAACTATGTGTCAAAACATGGCAAGGCAGCTATTGCCGAAGCCATAGATGACATCTTCGTGATGCAAATGTGGGAGGACCTCACTGATATAGGCACACGGAGCGTTCAGCTTTCCAAACTGGTACTCGATTGGATGGATGCCAACGGTATCAGTATGCAGAACAACAACTACGACAATCTCCGGATGAAGTTCCAAAGAATAAAAAATGCCTACAGGAAAAAAGTAGGCATAAATATCAGTAGAGGATATAAACATGAAAATCCTTAAAATAATTTAAAAAGCAACTTTTTGTATTCCATAAAATATAATATTTTTTTCAAACAAATACAAGTTAGTTAGACTATGTTCAAATTAGTTCACGTCAAAAAAATAGAATATACAAATTGTTCTGACCTTTCAGAAATGTATATTTTGCCAAACGATAAATGTCGTTTGTCTCCGTCTGCAGTTTTTAAAGAGATTGCAATTTTCGATTTAGTATCATGCACTATTGATGATACTGTCGATAATAACAGCAAAACATATACAGTCAATATTTCTTTCAAGTCGAGCGACAAAGAACTCTCGCTTGGGAGAAAACTTGCTTTTCGGCTGACACAGCTTAACGGAAAGCAATTTCTTGTCGGAACAAAATATCGTCCATATCCTATTATAAAGGAATCTAACCCATTTCCCGACAAACCAACAAACAGTTATCTTAAAAACTTTACGATAACATGGAAGTCGACGTTGCCACCTTTGCTAATTGTATAATAGTGTATTTTGCTCTTAAAATCAAGAAATATACTTTTGTGCAAAATATGATTTATCTATGAAATTTGATTTTTGTATAACAGGCACAATCGGAGTTAGCTACGACTGGTGGAGCGGTCAACGAGGAACAACTCCGGAAATGGTAAAGTCTTTCCTTGACAGGCATAAAGGACAAGATGTAAACATCGTTGTTACGTCTCCTGGAGGTTATATTTCCGATGGTTTGACAATAATGGAATATATAGCAGAGCATGGCAAGTGTAATATGTTTATTGTCGGAATGACTGCAAGTATTGCAACGGTACTCTGCATGAAAGCCAAGAGTGTCAACATTATGCGTGGGTCTCTAATGCTAATTCATAATTCTAATCGAACTATAAGCTTATGGACGAGTGCAAACAAAGAAAAACTTGACGAAATTATAAAAGACTTTCAGTCTCAGCGTGAAAGTCTTGATACCATAGACAAGTGTCTTGCAAGTGTTTATTCTTGCAGGAACAAAAAGACGCTCGAAGAAAATCTTGAGCTAATGAGCAAAGAAAAATGGTTAAGTCCGGAAGAAGCAAAAGAATTTGGTCTCGTTGACAACATCATAGATAACGATGAAACCAAGTCCCACGTAAAGAATATAAGAAACGCTTACGCAAACGTTGTGAACCATTTTGGTCTTCCAGCTGTTATTGAAGATGAAAGGAGGGACAGCAATTTGCTCCTGCGAATTAAAAACTTGTTTGATAAGCATACTGATGCGAAAGAAGAAACCACTATTATAAATGACGTTATGAAAAAAGACTATGTTAATGTTAACGAACTCCTCAAGGTAGAAGGCGTTACAGTTTCCGAGGACGGTCTGCTCCTGTCAGAAGAACAGGTGCAGACCATTGACAGTGCTCTTGCAGAAAATCGCAAGTCTTCCAACGACGAAGAATTAAAAAATCTTCGCGACGAAAAGACTAAGATAGAAAACCAGCTGAAAGACCTGCAAGACGAATTTGATAGATTTAAGGCAGAAGCAGGCGGCGAAAGCACTCGCAAGCCAGCAGTTTCTTCTGCTACCTCTGATTCTCCAGTTAACAGTAAAGAATTGTACAACAGCGTAAAAAAACTTCTTTAAAATGGCAAAGATTAAAGAAATGACCGTTGATGAATTAGCGAGCGTCATCACGCCAGAATTCCTTGAAGAGTCTGCCCAGCAGATTTCTCGCGAGCTCGCGCAGATTCCGTTCCAGGTTCTCCAAGACCAGACGGCTAAATACATAACAATACTTCCTGGTGTCAGAAATCAGATTACCTTCGGTGAACTTGACGGCGATGCTCAGCTTGCACCTTGGAGTACGAAGAACAGAGACAAAGCAGACTATTCAATAGAAGGCAGAACTCTTGTTGTATATCCTGGTAACTGTGCAAAAGACTTTGATCCGATGCCACTGCTTCATTCTGTTTGGGGCGAAAGTATTGCTATGGGTGAAGAAATCAGTAAGGGTGAAATTGCCCGAAAACTCGTTGCCCTCTTTGCTGCAAAGATAGGACAGCATATAGATGAGGTTGTTTTTGTTGGCGGTAAAAGAAACAAAGCCGGCAAAACAACAGCCGATTTGTTCGACTCTTTCGATACTATCATCGGTACAGAAGTGGCAGGAGGTAATATTGCTGAAGGAAAGGGAAACTACATGAAGGTAGGTCCTATCGACGAAACGAATGCGACAGAGGTTTTGAAGGCAATATGGCGCAAGGCGGACAAAATGCTGAAAAAACGCAACCGCAATACCATGATGTATATCTCTCCTGAAGTTTACGATTTCTATGTTGACGATTATCAGGCACGTCATGGCTCGCTTCCTTACAACACGAGCTTCGACAAAGATTTTTTGGAGGGCTCTAACGGCGCTTGCCGTTTTGCTGTTCTGGACAATATGGCTGGGTCAAATTACATTAAGGTCTCTGTTAAGCAGAATTTCTTGCTTGGTACCGATATCATGTATCAGCAGAACGCTCCTTATATCGGCAGCTATGATCCATGGTCTTGTACCTTTGCTTATGCCGGCATCTATGGCGAGCAGATACGTTCTATTAAGAAGGAAAACCTGTTCGTCGCTGACCTTTCAGAATAAAAATGTCTAAAATTTAAAATCATACGAAAATGAGTTGTGATGTAAAATCTTTATATAACAGTATAGAAGCATGTCCGGGCAAGAAGAACTTGCCGGGTATTCGTCGACGCCTTTATTATATTAACAAGGCAGCCGTTGTGAAGTTTCCGAAACTTCCGAATATTGGCGACAAAGATGCTACAGAAATGAAAAGCCTCGCTGTGTTAAAAGGCGATTTCCAGTTAGCAGCCGACAATTTCTTTCAGTTTATCGACTTGAAAGATGAAGCGTCGAATGTTACGTTTGAAACAGTCGGTGAAAACGGCTCTAAGCTGTTTAATAATCAGGCAAACGCTATCGTTTCCGGACAGAGCGACGAAGTGAAAGGTTTTGGACGCCAGGCTGTAAATGACGATATTGTGTATGTCTATCAGAATCGTTCAGGAGAGTTTTGCGTTCTCGGCAACGAAGAATTCATGTGTAATACGTCTCCGTCCGGCGACACATCAGCGGAAGTAACTGGTGCAATCACTTCAACATTTGCTATACAGTGCTACGATGAGTGTCCAGTTCCTACATACAATGGCAAATTGCCATTGTCAGCGACTACATATCTCGACTGTTCAGATGGAGAGGTAAAGAGTAATCCTTGATAAAGAGTGCTTTCATAATATTTGTTTCACGGGGCGGACTCGGCATGTAGCCTTGTCTGCCCTTTAAAGTAAAAAATATGGACTTTATTCTAAACGCAAAAATTTACAATTTCCTTCAGTTGGAAAATCCAACAGAAGATGAAATAAAAGAAGGCGCTCTCCTTCTTCTGAAGGTAAGCCCTAACCGTTCTCGTGGGATCTATAACTCGGCAATGAGACGACCAACGTACATGCTGAAGTGGGTTCGCTCTGAATTAAAAAAATACTACGAAATCAGGCAGCGTGGTCTGACTTCTGCTGACGTGGAAAAGTTTAACGCAGAAACGGTAAAGAGTGTTGAGGAAAGTCTTTCCGTTGCGCCTTGCACTGTTGAGCAAGACAGTGAGGAGACTCCAGCGGTACCTATCGTTGACGTTCGTGGTCTTCGCGAAGATCATGACGAGCTCCCTGACGAAATCAAAGCTATCTGGGAGAAAAACGCCGAAAGATGGAAAAGAATGCGGGCTATGCACGCACAACTTTCTTCAATGATACAGCAGGATGGCTATGCTCCATGCGACGGCAATGAACTTTGCTATCAACTTCGGAAAGTAGATTCAGAGATTCGTGCAGACTATGAACTGTATGATTCTTTTAAAAAGCCGGAAGAAATCCCGACAGTAGAGAAATCAATGGGAGAAACTGTTTCGGACAACGTCAGACTTATTCAGAAATCAAGGACAGCAATATCTCGAGGTTTATCAAAGGATAAACATACCGAGAAATCTTTGCAGTCTATTCAAAAGGCTGTAGATGTTTTGTACAGCTTAGAACAGGAATTGAAAAATGACACTGTCAAAAAGCTGAAAGAACTCGGTATTATTATTCCTGAGAAAGATGCCGAAACATAAAAGCATAAAAGAGATTCTTTCCCCTGTTCGAGATACGCCAATCCAGGCGTATTTCGGGCAAGGGGTACATTCTCTCGGCTTGCTTCACTGGTTGTTGGCACAAACTGGCAATGCAGACGTTCTGGTTAGTAGTTATAGTACCAGTGAAGCATTCTTGAATGGATTTTATTTGTTAAGAAAGAAAGGCTTGATAAGACAGGCTTCCATTTTGCTTGACATTCGTGCAGCAAGAAAGACACTTCAACTGGAGAGGCTACTCATATCTTGTTTCGATCATGTTTTCTTGGGACAAAATCACTCAAAATTAATGCTTCTTAAAAATGAAAACATGGCAATAGCTGTGGTGTCGTCGCAAAATCAAACCTACGGTGCACGAGCCGAAAGTACTCTTATATGTACCGACCGAAAAGTTTACGATGTCTTGGTGCAACAATTTGATGATATAACTAAAAAATACTCAACTGAGCTCAATTTGACAAATGGAAAAGGAATCATTAGCAAAAATTGAAGAACTTGCGGCCCTTCTTCTGACTCCCGAACAAATTTGCTCAATCCTAAATTTAGATGAAGAAAAACTCGCTTCTTTTCAAAACAAATGGAGCGAAATCGGTAAATTGTATCGTCGTGTTTTGGCAGAACAAGCACGAAAAATACATGAGCAAACACTTCGTCTTGCAGATGTTGGCTCTCCATCAGCGCTTGACGCAGCAGTATCATTTCTGAGAAAAGCAATAAACAGTATAGAATGAAATTCAATATTGACATATACGCAGACAACTTAATGCTGCCCGTCGATGAATTAAAAGCAAGGAATGTAAGCCCTCAGGTTATTTCAAGGCTCATTCGACTTCGTGATATATACAACTACATCCTACGAAATCCATTAAAAAAAGATAGGGAATATATCGATTATATTCAAGGCAACTATCTGTCGTCAGACGGCAAACCGATAAGCAAGAGAAAGGCATACGAAGACCTTGAAATCTTACATGCAATAATCGGGAATCTACAGCAATGCACGAAAGAATGGCATCGATGGCGCTTTAACAATATGATAATGGAGGCATATCAAATTGCACTTCACAATGAAGATGCGACAGCTATTGCAAAACTTGCGCAGCAATACGGAAAGTATAACAAACTTGATAAAGATGACGAGAAAGACAGGAATTATAATGAAATTCCTAAACTGGTGTTTACTTTTGACGTGTCTGTCTTAGGGTTTAAGCCTATACCAAATGTCCGAAGTGTAATGAACGAACTAATAGCAAAATTCTCTCATTCTAATTTGCAAGACATTGCAGAAGATGCAGATATAGTAGAAATGGTAGATGCCATCGAGGTAAAAGAGAAAGAAATAACTAAGAGAATAGATAATAAGAACGATGAAGAATCTTCAACAATATCTTAATCATGCGCAAGCATACATGCTCGCTCTCAACACTAAAAACATGACGATGGTGGGTGGAAGAGGTATCGGTAAAGGACTGATTGCTGCCTCTATCTTGCGAAGGAATGCAGAAGGAATGCCAGGCAGCAATACTGCCCTCGTCGGACCAAATTCAAAAAGAATGTGGACGAACATTATTCCTTCATGGGACATCCATCTTCGTCGATGGGGACTTGTAGAAAACGTTCACTATGCTTGGGGCAAGAAGCCTGCAAAAGCATGGGGCTGGAAGGATCCTGTTATTAGACCGATGAATTGGGAAAATACTTTGTCTTTCTATAATGGATCAGTAGCCACTATCGTTAGTCAAGACCGAAAAGGCACATCTAATTCTCAAAGTTTTGACTTCATTTTAATAGATGAAGCAAAGTTTATTGATTTTAAACAACTAAAAGATGAAACAATACCTGCCAACCGAGGAAACCGTAACATTTTCGGGAAGCTATATTATCATCATGGTATAGCAAAATTTTCAGACATGCCAACTACTAAAAAGGGCTCGTGGTTTCTTAATGACAGGGAAAAATGCTCATTAGAAAATGTAAGAGTTTTGGAGGGCTTAGTTGCTGAACTAATGACTCTTAAAAGTCATATTGCAAAAATGATTTCTTTAAATCAGCGTCCAACGGCTGCCGAACTTCATTATCTTAGAAAATTGTCCCGATCTGTTAACCAACTTCGTGCAGATACGTTTCTTTATAAGGAATTTTCTTCTATTGAAAATCTTGAGATACTTGGCGAAGATTTTATAAACCAATGTCATCGGGACATGCCTCCTGCAACATTTCGCACAACTATTATGTGCCAGCGCGTTGAGCATGCAGAAGACTCTTTTTATAGTTCGAAAACGGATAGTAATTTATATTCGTCCGTAAACAAGACTTATATAGATTCTTTAAACTTTGACATGGAGAAACTCAGACACGTTGACTGTCGTTTTGATGCTGACATAGACAAGACACAGGCTCTCTGGGTGGCATTTGATGCAAATGCTAACATCAACTGGTGCGTAGTTGGACAGCCTGGTAGTGATATGTATCTCCGTATCTTGAAAAGTTTTTATGTAAAATATAACCGTAGACTCCCGGAACTTGTTGATGAAGTATGCCAATATTATTATTATCTTAAGATTAAAGAGGTTGTTTTTGTTTTTGATTCTACGTTCGTCGGCAACAACTATGGAGTAAACAAGGCAGACTTTCATACTGTTATTAAAGAGCGCTTTATGTCTAACGGATGGGTTGTCAGGGAACTTTATATAGGACAAGTATGGAAACATCCCATTAAACAACAGTTAATTAATGGTATGTTTGCAGGGCAGCGTTCTTATCGTTTATTAATCAACGAAGAAAACAATCAAGATCTTTTAGTCTCCATTGATTCTGCCATGACAGTAAACGGCACCAATCAAAAAGACAAATCAGGAGAAAAGAATCCAGAAACAGAGGAAGACCCGTTGCAGTTTCGTACGGACGGCTCGGATGCTTTTGACACTTTATGTATTGGCGTGGAAATTGGCAACAGTCCGTCGTATGGAGGCGGAAATGCTGGTGTCGCATGACCTATCTTCTTAAATTTGCCGCAGATTTCTCGTGAGAGTATGTCTGCGGTCTTTTTGTCTTTTTCTTTGATCTTTTCTTCAATCTTTTCTTCAGTCTTGATGCTATTACTTCTTTCCTAATACTCCTTCTGTTGTCTATTCTGTTTTTCCATCTCCGAACCTTTTAAATGTGATTTTCTTTTAAGCAACTTGTTTCATTCTTTCATATCTATATACATATTGCTCCTTGCATTCTGTAACAGGCTTGTCTTGCTCATTCAATTTGCTAATTTCATTATCTTCAAAATTGTAATGAAGGTGTGTCCTGCTGCTTGCCTTCAGTTTGTAAATGTTGTTTAGAATCATTTGTTGTCATGTCATTTTTTTTATAACTTTTCCTTGCTCTGCTCTTTGATTTTTCCTTTGCAAAGATAGCACAAGCGTCATTCTGCAAGGGCACCGCTACCTCTATGATGCAAAAATTATTCAAAGAATTTGGGTGCAGTTGCTCCTGGATCAAATTCTTTACTCCTATGGTTGAAAATTTTTGTATCATCTCTTGCATTTACATTCCTTTCTCTTGTTTGCTCCTGTTAGCACGTAAAAATTACAAAAGTGCAAAGCACTTCAAGTTTAACTTAAAAAATAAAATTATGACAACTTTAGCAATGAATTCTAAATTTAACAACAATTTCACACAGCACATCGGCAACCTTAGCAGCTGGAACACCTACAATGTTACTGTTGAATGCGAAGACAATGAATATTATCAATTTGAAGTTGATGCAGATTCTTACGGTGAAGCCTGCATGATAGCAGAATCTCGAGCAATGGAAATGTATGTAGATATTCTTTATATAATTGTTGAACAAGCAGCTTAATTACAAATAAAATCATAAACCATTTAAAACATTCTAAAAATGAAAACAAAAATGAACAACAAGAGTCGTAGTTCTTTTATTAGTAAAGAAGAAAAAGCATTGAATCTTTTTGTAGACATGATGATTGAAAAAATTGAAAACATTGAAAAAGACTGGGAAAAGCCATGGTTCACAGAATGTAGCCTCGCATGGCCTCGAAATCTTAGCAATCGCGAATATAACGGAATGAACGCGCTAATGCTACTTCTGCATTGCGAAAACAAGAATTACAAAACACCTGTATTCTTGACTTACAAAAAATGTTTTTCATTAAACTTTAAAGACACCGTTAACGGACGTGTGCCTGCTGTTGATGCCGACGGTAATAAACTGCCGTGGGTCCATGTTCTTAAAGAAGAAAAATCTTTCCCAGTTTTTCTCACTACTTTTACTGTCGTTGGTGAGAATGGACAGAAAATAAAATATGAAGATTATAAAAATCTTTCGGATGATGAAAAATCTTCATATAAAGTATATCCGGCAACGACCGTATATGATGTTTTTAACATTGAACAAACAAATATCGCAGATGCTCGCCCTGAGCTATATAATAAATTGCTTTCAGAGCATGTAATTGACAAAACAAACAATGATGAAGGTTTGTTTGTTTTTCCGTCTTTTGATTCTATGATAGATAATGACAAATGGCTTTGTCCTGTTAAAATAAAGAAAGGAGATGCTGCCTTCTATTCCCTTTCAAAAGATGAAATTGTTTTACCAGAGAAAAGACAATTTAAAGACGGGGAGTCTTTTTATTCAACAGCCTTCCATGAGTGCATTCACTCTACAGGCTCCGCCAAGCATCTTAATAGATTTTCTCCAGATGCTAAATTTGGCTCGTCTTCTTATGCTAAAGAAGAATTGATTGCAGAACTTGGTGCAGCTTTGACTGCAAAAAAATATGGGTTCCTTTCTTGCATAAAAGAAGAAAGTGCATCCTACTTGAAGTCATGGCTGAAAGTTCTTAAAGAAGACCCGTCTTTTATACGTACGGTCCTCATAGATGTCAAACGAGCAACATCCATCTTGACACAGCATATCGATGCTCTTAGTTGAGATTTTTTATATAGAGGCAGTATAAACAGCCTCTATATTTTTTTGTTCTACAAAAATACATATACCGACATGTTTTATTGCGGTAATTACACATTCTGCGCAGGGCGGTGCGGGGTGCGTATGTACGGACTTCCTTTCAAATCAAAGGAAGCGAAGATTATTTCTCTGATTATCAGTTATTTATATAAAGTAAGGTGTTCACAACTTTTTTATTTCATGGTGTCGCGCTGTTTTTTGGGGTGATGGTGGTTTGCTGAGCTTTTTGATTAGTGGGTGGGGTTGCCGTTTCGTTAGCAGAAGAAAACCATAGATTTCGAGTTTTGCGAAACGGCAGCCGTGCAAAATAGTTGCAAAATATGTGCAAAATGCTGTCTTTGTGGTGGCAATTCTCCCAGATTTACCCTTTTGGGCTGCGAAAATTGCCCGATTGCCTGTCTGAACCGACGGAATTTTGCGAATTGTTTTCAATTTCCATTTTTATTCTGACTATGGAATTTGAAAGGTAAAGTGGTAGGCATTTTCTTGACAGATTTCTGTGAAATGTTAAAAATGCGCATTACTACGAATTTTCTCAGTAAAATATTTGCACAATACGAAAAAACGTAGTATCTTTGCAGTGTTCAATTGATAAACAACAGAAACAATGAAAAAAGAATCAGAGATTACGATGAAGGTAACACCTCAGGAAGAGGAACTCGTCAAAGCTATCAGAAATTACAGAAACAGTTATCCAAACGGTTACCCAGAGTTGCTTGATTATGCAGAAATGCTCTTTGACAACCTTACAGACCCATTCAGAGAAGATTAACGAACAAGGTTCTCCCTTCGGGGAGAGCCTTCTAAAAAAGAATATATTATGGAGATTACAGTTCAGCAGGATGTCATTACTGACATGAGAAAGAGAATGCGAGACATCAGTCTCAGCGTGTCATGGAGAGAGATTGCCAATACCTATTTCAAAAAGTCATCTTCGTGGTTCTACCATAAACTTGACGGCATCGATGGCAATGGTGGTGTAGGCGGATTCACTCCCGAAGAGGCAGAAACGCTTTATGGTGCGTTGAACGATTTGGCAGACCGCTTGCGTCGTGCCGCTGAGAATATTAAAGCCCCGGTCTCTGTTGCGCCGTTTAATTGAACAAAGTCGCTGCTGGGCGGCAGCGCACCCATTGTTGTACGTCATGTGCGACAAATTGAGAGTCCCCAACCATCTCGGTTAGGGACTTTTTTGTATCTTTGTATCGGCAAAAGAAAGAAAATATGGAATCGTTTCTTGTTTTTATCGTTGTAATGTATATCTTTGGCACTATGTTGGTAACCAATGCAGCCAAAGAACATGAGTGTGATATGCTGAGGGTGGTACTGGCTTCACTGGCGATGTCTCCCATCGGTATTGCTCTACGTCTTATGCTTCCCGTATAAGAGAAGGTAAGCATTTGTTTTTTACTCAAAATTCAGCACGAATTTGGGGAAATGGAGCTGATTATTCAGATTTTTGTGAAAAAATTTGGATAGTATTAAAATTAGTATTATCTTTGCCCTCGCAACAAAGATGATAGTGTTTCTATCCGTCGGGGCGCACGTCAGACGCTCGGCTCGTAAGGCAGGGCTTTTTTATTGCCAAACATACGCATGCCATACGGCTGCAGTCTCGTAAAGATTCTTCGCCCTTCGGGTAGTTAGACATCATCTTTGTTGCAACGGGATGTGCAGCCGTTTCTCTGTCTCCCCGCCAGTGGGGGGCGCTGGCAGCAACAAAGACGATGCGATATGCAACAGACAATTAAATTCGGGCAGGTTCAGCCATCAGTGCTTTCCATTTTTGAATGCATTGTAAAGAACTGCAAAGTGTGGCTCAATGCCAAGTCTAAGACCTTTTCTGCCCTGTGCGGTGAGGATTTTACCCACAAGGAAGTGTTGTTAGCTCATGCGGTAGTGATAGTGCTGCTGTTTGTTGCCGGTATTGCCGGTGCTTTGGAAGGAGGTGCGTTATGAAAATGAAGTTTTGTTATTATCACTATGAGAAGACGAAGTACCCGAAGTTCTACGACAAGGCTTGTGAACTTATGGAGAAAGCAAAGAGGTGCGCCTTTGTCAGTCAGAACGAGGTTGATATCTTCGTCTATGAGGTTAGGAAGGCTCTTGATGAGAACAAGCCGGAAGGGCATCCTTCTCGCTTGGTTCATACCAGGAGCGCAAACGGTGGACAGATTTACATCCGGAGTGGAAAACTTGACGATGACATAGCACGTTTGTATTACGCTGACATTTCCCGTTTCCTGGAATATGACTTGGATGCGAAGGACTTCTTTGATGTCAGCGAACGCTATGAGAAAGGAGGTGTGGTGTGATGGAAAAATGGAAGCAGGCTGTTCTTGATTCTTATATCCGGAGCAATGACAACATGCGTTTTACTTCTTGGGACATTTGCGAGAATTTGCGTCCTACTGCTAAATTCAGAGTTGAAGAGGTTACGGAGTATATGATTGGTCGTGGTTTTGTTCTGGTGCGTGAGGATGACCGTCTTGTCTGGAAGATTAAATAGATACGGGCTGAATGTAAACATGATTTTGTTTTGTTCAGGTGTTTGGTCGGAGGGGTGCGCTCTGATGGGCGTGCCTCTCCTTATACCCATTACAACAAGACAGTGTATATTAAGCAGAGTGTTTATAACTTGTTAAAAGGGAAAGCACAATTAGCGGAAATCCTCCCAAGATTTTCTCTAAATTCCCCTGAAATGTAGGACAAAACGAATTGAACGAATTTCGCTCGAATTTCGCTCGTTTTACACGAATTTCGCACGAATTTCGCACGAATTGAATGAATTATGAACATATTGATTACGTTACCCAAGAACTTGCTGGAGAAGATTATCTCCGGCAAGAAGGAGTTTGAGATGAGGAAGTGTCTGCCAAAGCACATGAAGATTGGCGAGGATGGATTCTTCGTGGTAGAGAAAGGCACAGATGATGTTCGGTGCTGGTGCAGGGTTGATGACGTTAGGGAAACCTACATCGACCACTATAGCGCAGGATGTTTTGCTTCTCGTCTTTGTGTTTCAGAAGAATACATAAAAAAGTACGCCAACAGCGAAAAGGTATATCTGTGGAAAATCGGAAAGGTCATCGCGCTTGAATGTCTTAAACGCGATTCACTGATTGTTGACAGGAACCCGCAGCAGTTTGCCTATTGCCCGTTGTCTTATGGAGAATCATATTAATGAGAATAATAATTAAAACATCAAGGAACTATGAGAAAATTTAAGGTAACGGTTACTCGTACCGTATTGTTATCCGTGAGAATCTGAAGACCTACCCTTCATTCGACTGGAAGAAGATTCGTGACGAAAAGTTGGAGGCATAAGCATGGATAACCAAATCAAGCGAGGCGGTGTCCGTCCTAATAGCGGACGACCTGCCAACGACCGCAGCGTTCAGTTGCTGGTACGCATCACGAAAGAGTCAGCCGAAAAGCTGAGCCGACTGACAACCAATAAATCTGAATATATCGACAACCTGATAAAAGAGCAGCCCGAATGACGGGGGGTGCTCTTTTTAGTTTCAAAAATTTTTATATTTAGTGTAAAATTTTACACTAAATATTTGTACAGTGTAAAAAATTACACTATCTTTGCAGTGTCAATAATAAAAGAGTTACAGATATGATTAAAGAAATTTCAGAACAGGAAAACGAACTCATCGAGGCAATTAGGAACTATAAGAGTTCCTATCACAACAAAAGCAAGGAACTACGGCGTTATGCCTCCATCCTTTTCGATGAGATGATTAACGATTAACAATTAAGTCCCGCCTCCTTAAGCGGGTGGGACTTTTAAAAACTTTAAAGATATGAGTACAACATCAACGCAAATGTTACGCAAGACAATGTATCAGCAAATGGATGATATATTTGATTCTATCACTTGGGGCGACCTCGCCCGTACATACTTTGACAAGTCGGCTTCTTGGTTTTACAACAAGATGAAGGGTGTTGACGGGAATGGCAAGCCTACGGAGTTCAGTTTAGAGGAACGCATGCAGCTGAGGGGTGCGCTCTGCGACCTTGCAGACCGTATTCGCCGCGCTGCAGACTCGATAGATGTATAGGCGAGGGTGTAACTCCCCTTTATGACAAAAGTCGCCCGTCCGCCTGCGGGTGCAAAATTTTAGAATGTCCCGGTGTATGAAAGTGCATCGGGCTTTTTGTTCTCGTGTCGTGGATATACATGACGTGTTGTGTATTTTCACTTTTCTTTATTCGTGTGTATCTTTGCATTGTAGGTTATTGGAGCAGAATGTTTTTCATATATGTAAAGATAATGGCAGTATGGCAGATATAGTTAGTGCACCAGATGATTTGTGTTTTTCTTCGCGGATAGGCGACGTTGTGTTTCGTACTTCAGACGAATACGGTATCGTTGTGTTTGGCTTTCGTGTCGGCGACGTTCATACTACTTTGCTGGAGGAAAGGGTATATGCTGACGCTTCCGGTATTGTCCGCGTGAGCGACCTTGAGTCGTATTTAGCGCCTTTCAGTCGCGACTTGGGTGTGCTGCACTGCTATTGCTGGCTTATGGACAGCACTCCCGTGTTTTCTGCCTTTACTGTCATTCCTGGTTTTGCCGACGTAGGTATGAGTGCCTCTGATTTTATCCACAGGCACTTTCTAACGATCCTTGACGGCGAGAAACAGACTTCTTACATGCGCACGGAGTGGCTCAGTGGTTATGGTTTTGACACCGTGCATATCGTTGCTCATGTCTGCAATGCGGACAATACTATCGACATGCACGAGTGCGACTTGCCCGCCGACCAGAGTATTGACGGTATCAGTCGTTTCAATGTCTCCGTCTTGCGCATTGCGGACCTTCTTTTGCTCGTTAACGACCGGATAGTCCGTTACGATGTTGTCAACGGCGACTGTATGCAGCGTTACGTTGTTCTGGATGACGACGTGTCGCCCACCGTAAGCATCCTGTTTGTTAACAGTTTCGGCTGTGAAGAATTTTTCTACTGCACCGGTTCAATGGAGCGCAGCACCGACTTTGACCGTCAGCGGTTGCGTTTCGGCAAGATGTACCGCACAACCCATATTGACGAGAGCCGTAAGTTTGAAGTCAGTACAGGGTGGCTTCCGGACGGTATGTCAGAGTGGGCACTTGACTTTCTCCGCAGCCGTCGTCTGTGGCTTTGGGAATATGGCAGGCGCAGCCATGAGATAGTGATTACGAGCAGCAAGGACGAATGGCGCAACGATGATGACTCTCTGACAGCGTATGACGTTACTTATACTTACGCCCGCGAGGATCAGAACATTCTTCCGACGGTCAAGCCGTTCCGTATATTCTCCGACGAATTTTCAGAGGTATTTATATAATTATGAAGTCAAAGAAGAAGCCCGAGATAAAGAATGCATTGGCACTGAAAGACGTTCAGGTTTTCCTCGACGAGTGCATCCGCACTCACGAGCCCGTATGGATTGTTGCCCTGTCGAAAGATGGCGAGATATGTCGCTACGACGGCTGGCAGGTAAGCAGCAGTCATTGGCGCGGTGGTACTCATACCCTTCTGAACGTGGACAGTCGCCAGCACCGCAAGATACGCGACGTTTTAATTTTTTCTATAAACAATCATCCTGTATATATATAACAATGAAAGAGCAATACACCTTCGACGTCTACAAGAGAGATGATGACTTCAGAGACGCAGTAACTTCCGACGGTATCTACACCTCCGTCGTCGGCAGGGCTGAGACTATTTCTGTCAAAGCCGATGACGGCAACAGTTACGATATAGTCCGCTGGGGGCATGACAACCAACTGCCATACAAGCTTAAGGAGTTGGTTGAGAAAAACAGCGTTTTGAGTCAGGATAAGTTTTTCAACGTCCTGACCTGTTACAGCCGAGGCTTAGAGTATATGGACGTGTCGAGCCGCAGTGAGAAGGTCCACGTACCTACGACCGACAAAGACGTGTGCCGTTTCTTCCTGCGCAACTCCATGAAGCGGTTTTTTGCTGAGCAGATAACGGACATGAAATATTATTTTTTCAGCGTCGCCGTCGTCATCCTCGACCGTGCCCGGCAAAACATTGTCAGAGTGATACATAAAGACGCTTGCCATATTAGGTTTGAGAAAATGAACGACAGAGGTGTCGTTGAGCATGTTTTCTTTGCCGACTGGCGCGACACTTACGTTCCGGACAAGATAGAAGTCATACCACTGCTTGACGAATACGATCCTTTAGGCGACCTTCTTGCGCGTACGGGTAAAGAGCCCGACCGCTTAGGGTATTTTAAGCAGTCTCCACGCGGTTATACGAAGTTTGCCATTCTGTGCAAGATACCCACCGTCGGCTGCGACTATTACCCTGTGCCTTACTGGAGTGCGACGCTTCGCGATGGCTGGTATGACATCTATGGTCTTCTTACTTCAGCCAAGAAAGCCAAGATAAAGAATGGTCAGAGCATAAGGTATCATGTCGAGATTAATACTGAATTCTGGATAAACCGCGCACGTGAGAGAGGTATCAGCCTCAATACTCCTGCCTACGTTAAGATGAAGTCAGACTTTATGCAAGAGCTGCGTGATTATCTCGGCGGCAGCAGCAACAGCAACAAACTGTTCTGGAGCGAGTTTTCGTCGTCTCTTGACGGCAAGAGCGAACACCACGACATCAAGATAAACGTCGTAGATACCAGCAAAGCCGGCAACGAATACAATGATGACGTTGCAGAGGCAAGCAATGTTCTTGCCTATAGCGACAACGTGCATCCTAACCTTGCCGGTGCGACTCCGGGCAAGAGTCAGATGAACAACAGCGGCAGCGACAAGCGCGAGTTGTTTACCATGAAGCAGTGTCTTGAAACCCTTCCTCACGACATGATGATGTCAGTGCACAATACCATTATACATTTCAACGAGTGGGAGTCTAAGGTGTTTGTCGACATACCTATGATTCTGCTCACCACCCTTGACAAGAATACCGATGCAAAAGAAGTGTCATCCACCAATACCATAGTGCAAGATGAGTAATATAGTAGACAGCATAACCAAAGAAATCTTCGAGGCACACGTTCCGGCTGCGAAGATGCCCGAGAGAAACAGCAGCGTTTTTCTTCGTCTGCACGAAATGTTTGAAGAAAGTTATGAACAACTTATCCGCAATATAATAGGCGAGTCGTTCGAAGCCGAGACAGGCAGCAACGAGAAACTTCGTGGCTACTGCGTGAGGGAAATCTGCCTTGACGCCTTTGTCCGCACCTGTCGCAGTCTCGACTTGGTGTTAACCAGTACGGGGTTTGGCGTTGTTCAGACAGAGAGCACTGCTCCAGCCAGCAAAGCCCGTGTCGACGCTCTTGTGGAGGAGTGCAGTGTAAACAATCTGATAGTCGTTGACAGTATCATTCAGACCATGATCAGCATGAAGGGCTGGGGCGAGAGCGAACAAGCGCAGTTTTGCATACCGACGTTGTTCTACCGTCCTCTCTACTTCCGGAAGTACACCGTCCTTCCCTTTACCGTGCAGAGCTGGCAGAGCGCTCAGGGCAACGCCGTTACCGCCGAGTCGTACCTTCGCCTTGAAATCAGCGACGAATATATGGATGACCTTCTGCATTGCGTCCGCAGCAACAACGTTGGTCCTGCCGACAGTGTCATCATAGACAAGTGCCTTCGCTTCATAGGCGACTATATCAGCCGTCCTAATGTCTTCAACGCCAGTCAGGTGACCAAGAGCGAGCGTGCCGTCGGTGCTATTGTCGCCACCCCTTCGAGCGACACCCTTAACCTGTCTTTGCTTCGCAACATTGTAGACACGATGGAATGCGACATACAGAACTATAAAGTCTACCGCAACTCACAACTCTACGCCAAACGTCATGCCGAGAGATACCAGAACAAGAAAGATGATACGACCTTCTTTTTTATGTAGGCGAGTGTCGGTGTCGTGTCCGGAGAGCTGGGAGGAACTTAGCCAAGACGATTTGCTGTACGTTTTCCGCATGCTTCGTCAGTTTGGTCCTTACCCTGACTGGCAGGAGCGCGTTCAGACCGCCTGCTTCTTTCACTTTACGAACATATCCGTCGACAAGCGCACACCCGACGGCTGGCTTTGCCGTCGGCGAGACAGCGGTGATACCTTCCTTCTTGACCCTTCCGACCTGCCAGCCCTGTGCGGAGTCCTGTCCTGGACCTGCGACACCAGCGGCGTGTCAGTGAGGATAGCAAAGGCAGGCAGGTACGAAGCCGTCGACTACGAGTTGCGAGAATTGATGTTCGGCGACTACCTGTTAGCCGAGAACTACTATCAAGCTTTCATGCAGACGAAAGACGAGCATCACCTTCAGAGCCTTGCTTTCATTCTCTATGGTGTAGAAGATATGGAAGAAGGACTCCGTCTTTTCGCTGACGAGATGCTTACAGGCACGTTCCTTTGGTTTACGTCTGTCAAGCAAGTGTTAGGCAGGTGGTTCCCAAACTTTCTCAAACCCGCCAGCGCCGACAGTCCTCCCACAAGGGAGAGCCAGCATGAGAGCATCCGCAACCAGATACGCCTGCTCACTAAAGGCGACGTAACGAAACAGAAATATATTTTAGAGCAAACCGACACATGGACGGCTCTTGGCGAACTTGACGCCCTCGCTAAGGAAGCCGAAGAAATAAGCAAGAAATATGGAAAATAATCAGTTTGACGCAATCAGTTACTTTACGTCGATGGCTGAGCGTAACCGACTCGCCGTTGACAACCACTTCAAGCCCGTCGTTATCAGCAACAGCGACAACCTTGAAGGTCTGTTTAAAGATTACCGCGACGCTGACCGCTTCGTTGCTGTCAGCGATACCACCAGCGGCAACCTATCTTCGCCCGATGGCGCCTATGGTTTTAGCAAACGCCGTGCCTATACCGTTTTCATCCTGTCAGCCTACGACTATGACGACATGCACTCGAGACAGAAGGAACTGGAACTTTGCCGTCGTCTGTTCTTGCAGTTCGTGTCGAAGATAATAGCTGACAAGTATGAGTATGACGAAAAGCAGATGTACTTCGATACACACAGTATTCCAAATCAAGAGATAGGCAGGTACTACCTTAGCGGCATGACAGGTCTTCATTTCACGCTGTATGTCCAGGAACCCGTCGATCTTGTGTTTGACAAATCTCAGTGGCTATGAGAGAGATAAAGAAACCCGTCAAAGAGTCGGACATCCGTAAGTGGGAGCGTGGCTGGGCTGAAATGATGATAAATATCTGGCAGGAAAACATCCTACACTTAGGCATCGTCGATACCGGCACCCTCCATGATAGCATGAGCAAGAGCATCACTAACAACAGTGGGCAGATAACGATAGCCCATCAGTTTATGCTCTACGGTCTGTACGTGGCTCACGGTACCGGCAGGGGGTATAGCCGTAACAACGGCGGGGACCTTGATTTTCTTGATCCATCGTACCGTGCCGTGAACGACCTTAATCGTCCTCGCAAGAAAGGTCCGGCATGGGGCGGAGGGTATACCAGTGGGAATCCGCGCACGCGGCGCAACTGGTTTTCCGGTGCCTACCTTCGAAGTCTTTACGTCCTGAGCAACGTGGAACGCGCCCTGTACGGACACGCATACATGGGTACGATGTCGAACGTGGTAAGAGGTATCTTCAGTGGCAGTATAACCAAAGGTGATGGCGGAACAGACGTGTTTACCCTGAAAGGCATAGATTAGGGTGTATTTTCAAAGAAAGACATTCAAACGTATATTTGCATAAAAAACAAACGATATGGCAACGATAAGAGAAAAAGTAAGACAACTGATAGACCAGATAGACAATGCCCGTGCAGCCGGAAGCGTAACCAACCGTATGCTTGCCTCCGTGCTTAACTACTTCTTTGGCGACAAAGATGTTTTTGAAGAGTTGGACAATAAAGCCGATAAGAAAGATGTCTATACCAAGACGGAGACAGACACAAAACTTGCAGACAAAGCCGACAAGAACAGTGTTTATACGAAGACGGAGACAGACACGAAGCTTGCGAGCAAAGCCGACAAGAACAGTGTTTATACGAAGACGGAGACAG